GCTTCCCAAAAGGAGACCATACGGACTGGTCCCAGTTGTCACAAGAGATGATCGACTACTGCATCCGAGACGTTGAAGTAACAGAAGCAGTGCATCAGAAGTTAATGCAAGAAATGACTTGCTTTTCCCCTAATTGCATAGAATTAGAGCATAAAGTACAAGCCTCAGTTCAGCAGCAGGAGATAAACGGGTGGACCTTAGACCAGCCTTTAGCAAGAGACCTATGTGCAACATTTAAGGAGAGAATGAATGAAATCGAAGAAGACTTACAGCAGAAGTTTCCCCCGATTGTCCACGAGCGTTGGTCAGAGAAAACGGGGAAGCAGCTTAAGGACAAGGTTGAAGTTTTTAACGTGGGTTCTCGGCAGCAAATTGCGAAGAGGCTTTCGAGCCTTGGGGTTCGCTTCGACAAAGTCACGGAGAAAGGCAACCCAATAGTCGATGAGGCAGTCCTAGAGACCATCGATCTTCCGGAAGCCAAAGTCGTCAGTGAGTACCTGATGCTACAAAAAAGATACGCGCAGGTTAACTCGTGGCTAGAACACGTGAAGGAAGACGGCAGGGTCCACGGACGTGTCATTAGCAACGGTGCAGTCACAGGACGTATGACGCATCAGTCGCCTAACATGGCTCAGGTTCCCGCAAGTCACAGCCCGTACGGACACGAGTGTCGTTCCTGCTGGACTGTGCCAGAAGGTAAGAAGTTAGTCGGCTTTGACGCTAGTGGTCTTGAGTTGCGTATGCTGGCTCATTACATGAAAGATGAGGACTACACCAATGAAATCATTAACGGAGATATCCACACTGCTAACCAACGACTTGCAGGACTTGAATCAAGAAATCAGGCTAAAACTTTTATTTATGCCCTCTTATACGGAGCAGGAGATGAAAAACTTGGGTCTGTGGCTGGAGGAGGTAGAACAACTGGCAAGAAACTTAGAGAATCTTTCCTTAATAATCTACCATCATTCGCAGCTCTTAAAGACAGAGTATCAAATGCGTCTTCAAGAGGTTACCTCACTGGACTTGACGGTAGAAGACTCCAAGTCAGATCTGAACATTCCGCTTTGAACACGTTGTTGCAAGCAGCAGGGGCTATCGTAATGAAGAAAGCACTGGTGATTCTGGACGACTACGCGAAGCTATGGAATTTAGACTACAAAATTATAGGGAATATACATGATGAAGTCCAGTCGGAAGTTGCAGAGAAAGACGCAGAGAAGTTCGGTTGGCTCGCAGTCGAGTGTCTCAAGGCGGCGGGTCTGGAGTTTAATCTCAGATGTCCGTTGGACGGAGAGTACAAAGTCGGAACAACATGGGCGGATACCCACTAAGGAGAAGTACGAATGATTTATGCAAAAGTAGACGGGAAGTACTATAAGGACAATCCCGAAAAAGTAAGACAAAGATCTTTGGTGCATAATAAAAAACAAATGTACGTAAACGGGAAGTACATTAGGAAAGACCACCCTTTGCACAAGCCGGGACGATACAAGAACTTTGAACAAGCAGCCTTCAGTAGCCTAGAGAAGTACGAAAGCAGTGTCGAGGGTCAAGTGTACGCCATTACCAACCCTAACTTCCCTGACTGGGTAAAGATAGGTATGGCTATTGACGCTGAGGACCGCTTAAACAACTACCAAACTTCTTCTCCTTTTAGAGATTATGTGTTACAATATAGGTATGACGTAAACGATCGTCGTCAGGCAGAATCACAGGCGCACACAGAGCTACAAAAGCTCTACGAACGCAGAGGAGAGTGGTTCAAATGCACACCGGAGCAGGCCAGAGTTGTCGTCTCTAGTACAGCGGAAGAATACAAATGAAAAACACGTACAACCTAGTGAGCGACATCTACAGCCTAGTGTCTACCAAAGAAGTAGCCGAAGGAGTAGACATCGAGAGTTGCATCGAGCTGTTCGGTGAGAACGTGAAGGACCTTATGCGTAAGGAGTTCACAGAGGTCCGAGACGACTCACGTAAGCTGCGTATGTCTAACATTGGGCGCGATGAGCGTTTCCTGTGGAATGTGTACAACGACGTGGACAAAGGGGAAGACTTGACTCCTAATACGTACGTCAAGTTCCTCTACGGTCATATCATTGAAGAACTGCTACTGTTCCTCACAAGAGCTGCTGGTCACAAGGTGACAGATGAGCAGAAGAAGTGTGAGGTCAATGGCATCAAGGGGTCTATGGACTGTAGGATCGACGGGATTGTGACTGACGTGAAGTCTACTTCCACCTTCGGTTTTAAGAAGTTCAAGGAAGGGACTCTGGCTTACGACGACCCTTTTGGGTACATAGGGCAGATCAAGGGCTACGCTCACTCAGAAGGTGAAACCAAGTTTGGCTGGCTGGCAATGGACAAACAGAATGGACACCTGACGTACCTTCTGTACGACTCAGAGGACACACAAGCTCCTGTGTACGACCTAATATCTTATGATATAGAAGAAAGGATCGAACGCATAAAAAAGCTAGTGGAGCAGGAGGAACCACCCGAAGTATGCTACAAGCCTATCGCAGATGGAAAAAGTGGCAACCAGAAACTCGCTATCGGATGCTCCTACTGCTCTTACAAAAAACAGTGCTGGCCTGCCGTAAGAGGGTTCGCATATTCATCAGGTCCACGTTATTTAGTAGAGGTATTCAATGAGCCGAAGGTCCAAGAAATCGAAGTTTCGTAGTGTCTTTGAGGAAGAGACTGCAAAGGTACTGGAGGGCTTCGAGTACGAGCCTTATATGGTCCCTTACACCATCCATCGTAACTACAAGCCAGACTTTGTACACATGGCTAGTGACACGCTGGTGGAGTGTAAGGGGTTCTTCAGGGAAGGGGACACTCAGAAGTACAAAGCAGTCAGGGACAGCCTAGAGAGCTACCAGAGACTTGTGTTTGTACTCATGGGTCCAAACAAGAAAGTAAGAAAGGGTGCTAAGATGACAATGTCTGAATGGTGTGAGAAAGAAGGGTTTCCGTGGTACACATTAGATACACTAGAGGAGTTGATAGAAGATGTCTCTAACAATGGAAGAAATTAAGGAACGTCTGCTGAGGACCTACGATCCTGAAGACTTTTTGGAAACACTGGAGATAACCTCTGAGGAGCTTCTGGACAGGTTCGAGGACAAACTGATAAACAGACTGGAGTACTTTGCCGAGGAGTTAGCAAGTGAAGAGGAGGACGAAGATGAGTATTGACCTAGCGACACCCGAAGAATGGGACGCAGTTAGTAAACCAAAGCACTACAACCAAGGCGGTACAGAGGCCATTGATTATATTAAGCAGCAGCTAGGAGAAGGAATAATTGAGTACTGCGAAGGCAACGTGATAAAATATTTACACAGGTGGCGATACAAGAATGGCCTACAGGACTTACGGAAGGCTCAGTGGTACTTAACTAAGATGGTCAAGGAACAGGAGGCACTGGAATGAAAGTGATACAAGGGGCTTTCGGAGGAAACAAGCAGGACACAGACAGGATTAGCGTACCCCAAGTGTTTAAACTCATAATGGACAATGAAGACTTAGAGAACTACGATGACGCCTTTTGCATCATTAAGTCCGAAGAGTACATCATGGTTTCAACTAACATGGACACGTACGAACTAGCTTTCTTACTGGACCAGCTAAAACTGTCGCTATTAACTGGAGGAGAATACGAATTATGATGGACGCATATCAACAGTACATACACAAGTCCCGGTACGCTCGGTACATACCAGAGGAACAACGACGGGAGACATGGGTAGAAACCGTGAACCGTTACTTGGACTTCTGGGTTTCAAAGGGTAAACTCACGGAGAAGGAAGCCTTGGAGCTTTACGTTCCTGTGCATGACTTAGGCGTGATGCCCAGCATGAGGGCGCTTATGACTGCCGGGGAAGCCTTGGACAGAGACAATGTAGCTGGGTTTAACTGCTCCTATCTACCTATCGACCACCCTAAAGCCTTCGACGAAATGATGTACATCCTTATGTGTGGAACTGGGGTGGGCTTCAGTGTCGAACGTCAGTACATCAGTAAGCTACCTGAAGTAGCTGAGGAGTTCCATGATACAGATACCGTTATACACGTCGCTGACAGCAAAATTGGATGGGCTAAGGCATACCGAGAACTTATCGCAATGCTCTTTAGCGGTCAAGTTCCAAAGTGGGACGTGTCTGGAGTTAGAGCTGCGGGGGCAGCCCTTAAGACTTTCGGAGGTCGAGCGTCTGGTCCAGAACCTCTTGTTGATCTGTTTCAGTTCACGGTTGATATTTTCAGAGCCGCTAGAGGTCGAAGACTTAGCTCCATTGAGTGCCACGATTTATGCTGTAAAATTGCACAGATCGTCGTTGTCGGAGGAGTTAGAAGAAGTGCTCTCATCAGTCTTAGTAACCTCACTGACGATAGGATACGTCGAAGCAAGTCAGGACAGTGGTGGGTAGATAATCCTCAGCGTGGCTTGGCTAACAACTCCGCCTGCTACACAGAGAAGCCTGACTTTGAAGCCTTCTTGAACGAGTGGAAGTCTCTGTACGAGTCACGCTCAGGAGAACGAGGTGTCTTTAGTCGTGTCGCTAGTCAGCGTCAGGCTGAAAAGAATGGACGCAGGGACGCTACCTTTGACTTCGGGACTAACCCATGCTCAGAGATTATCCTGAGACCTTACCAGTTCTGTAACTTGTCGGAAGTAGTGGTTAGGGCCAATGACACCTTGGAAAGCCTGAGACTTAAGGTACGCGCTGCTGCTATCTTAGGTACACTACAGGCAACCCTGACTGACTTCAGGTACTTGCGTAAGATCTGGAAGGACAACACAGAAGAAGAAGCGTTACTAGGGGTGTCACTAACCGGCATCATGGACCATCCAGTTATGTCAGGGAGGAAGAATCGTGCAGATCTACAGTACTGGCTCACGCAGCTTAAAGAGGAAGCTATTGAAACTAACCGTGTTTGGGCTAAACGCCTTGGCATCAATGTTAGCACTGCCATTACTGCTGTTAAGCCTTCCGGTACTGTATCTCAGTTGGTTGACAGCGCGTCTGGCATCCACCCTAGATATGCTGAGCAATACATTAGACGAGTAAGAGCAGACGCACGAGACCCCTTGTGTGCTGTCCTAGAGGCCGCAGGAGTCCCTGTGGAACTAGACGTGACTTCTTCTACTACTAAGGTCTTCTCGTTCCTCATTAAGTCTCCTAAGAAGGCTGTGGTGGCTACGGACATGGGTGCTATGGAGCAGCTTGATCTGTGGGAGATGTATCAGGACTACTGGTGTGAACACAAGCCGTCCATGACTTGCTACTACAGGGACGATGAGTTCCTAGAGGTGGGGCAGTGGTTGTACAACAAGTTCGACAAGGTTAGCGGCATAAGCTTTCTACCTTACTCAGAACATACGTACCAGCAGGCACCCTATGAGCCAGTGGACCTAGAGACGTACCAATCGTTAGTCAACAAGGCTTTTCCCAAGGCTATCGACTGGAACATCTCAGAGGATTCTGACATGACCGAAGGGTCGCAGCAGTTGGCCTGTGTTGGCAACAGTTGCGAGATTTAGTCTTCCAATAAACCTAACTTTTCAAACAAGCGTTCCCCTGTTGTCATACGTAGAACTCTATCTACGTTGGCAGCACCGGGAGCGTAAGTTTGAACCCCACGTAACAACGGAGTAAGAGGCTCAGGCTCACCTGTTATGGCCCTTTCTCCTGCTGTAAACAACCCACTACCTAACCTAAAACCAGCAGCTATAGGGGCAGGTATAGGCTCAACAGGTTTCCCTCCGTACTCCTCTGCTCTAATGTTGACAACACCGCTACTCATGTTAGATGCTAGTTGATTCATCATGGATGAGCTTATGCCTTCAGGAGTCATTAAGTCTTCAAGAGTTTTATCATTAGACAAGTCAAGAGTTTTTCTGAAGTCGTCCCAGACACCGGCAGCAACACCAAAGATACCTACGTACTTAGCAGAGTTGAGCATAGCTTCTTTAGCTGCTGCTGCTCCTTCTTTAGTGTTTAAACCTCTGTCTTTAGCTTTGAGTATGTTTTGGCCAACGTCATTACGTAAGCTGTTCATTTGCTTGTTCATGTAGGACAACATGCTGTACGCCATACGTCCGTTAGGGTTGTCGTGGAAAGCCTTTGGCATTGTACTTGCGCTAACAGGTTGCCACTTGTTCATCGCAGAGCCAGCAAAGTTAATAACCCAAGGGTCACTCAAGTCCTTGTCTTTCAAGGCACTTACTGTAGCTTTAAATTCAGCATCTGTTAAACCACGCATACCGTCGTGCTTCCGTAGTTTAACCATTGCTTTTTCAGAACCGTCTTTAGCAAGATCAATACCACGTTGGACAGCAGAGTTGCTTAAGATTTCTTGGCCCATCCTGTTGACAGTCTGGACACCAGAAAACTTATATAGTTTTTTACTGAGGTAGTCTGTACCGCGAACAAACTTATCATTAAGTTTAGTCCAATTGGCAGACTCAGCAGAGTCGTTCATGGCTTTTTTACCAGCGTTAGCTATTTCTCCCATGAAGTCTTTATCTAACCCTAATTCTTTATTAGAAACCCAACCTTTATTCCTAACCCCAAAGTTTTCATTGAGCGTTGCTAACACAGCTTTAGGAAGTGTCTTAGCCCAAGCAGCGACACCATTCTGGTAAATAGGGGCAGTCACGCCCTCAGCTAAGTTTAGGACAGCGTTCATTGGGTTAGCTAAGAGAGCAGCCGAAGTGGTTCGTCTAGCTAAAGCACCTACTGTATTACCTCCTTGTTTGGAAGCAACTAACTGCGACCTTAGTCCGTTAGCTAGGTTAGCTGCCACTTCTTCAGAAGCGCCCTGTCCCTTTGCTTCTTTTTCAATAGCTTCGATAACAACATTTAATCTGCTTTGTCCTTCACGGGGAGGGCTTAATTCTTTAAGCTCTATATTAAAACGAGAAGCCAAAGCCCTTGCTGATGATATGTCTTCAGCGTACTCTTTTAATGCTTTAATAGGGTTGTCGTAAGAGTCAGGGTTTCCTACCTTTGTGGGTATTTTTTCTAAAGCTTTTGTAGGGAAGTAGTCTACGTCGCCTTGTTTAACAAAGTCTAAACCTTGAAGAGTTTTAACTTGTTCCTCAAGCTGTTTGACCATTTGTTTTTCTTCAGGGGTTCTTGCTGCTTTAGAAAAGTCCTGCCAAGATACTCTACGGTCTTCTTTTATAGCACTGTTCATCCGTAAAGACAGAGACTTTAACATTTTGTTGTTATCAAGTATTTCAGAAGCGTTTAAAAAAGAAGTATCAAAGACTTCATCGATTTCTCTCTGGTCGTGACGAATCATTATCTCAGAATCTTCAGCAAGCTTTGCTGCCCTTGCGCCTACGTTTGTAACAAACCAGTCTTTAGTACTTAAAAATACAGTGCCTACTACCCCGCTTTCTCCAGTTGGTCTCCCAACTACAAAGGCATCTTCTTTAATGTCCCTAACTTTACGAGAAGCTGTGCTAGTGTCATAATCAATACCAGTGCGTGAAGATTCTTTAGCTTTGCCTACGTTTACAAAACCCTCGTCTCCGCCTATGTGGCTTCCGCCTCCTCTAGCGGACTGGGCGTCAAGCTTACGTGTAGCTTCTTTTACTTCATCAAGATTTTTAGTTAAGAAGCCGCCAGCAAGTCCACCTAAAGCACCACCAGCTACAGCACCAATGCCTGCTTCTGTTAGCCTACCTTCCCCTTCGCCACTTAAGAAACCGTATGCCGCACCTTCAGCAGCACCTAAGCCACCTACCTTTAACGCCCTGTCAAGCTTTGTACCAGCTTGTGTAATTTTAGCAACACCGGCACCGGGGATAAACAAACCTGCACCAAAGCCTGCCACACTAAGAGCTGTAGACGCAGTAGGGTTTTCTTCTTCAAACGCACGTAGCTCTGCACGAGACTGTTCTATAGCCTCATTCCACCCAGCAGCTTCTCCAGAAAGCAAACGAACTGTTGCGTCAAGCTCGTCACCAGCACCAATAGCAGACTCAAGGAAGTCTACTGTTGCAGATCTGAAGACATTGTACTCTGTGTCTTCTTCTGCAAATAAGTCACCATATTCTCCAGAAGAAGAAGAAACATCATCGAATAAATTTGAGTACTCACTCATTTACATTCCTCAGTTAAACAAAGAAACCATGCGTTCTTCCCTAGGCCCTAAAGATTTCATACGTTCTTCTCTAGGCCCTAAAGCATTTGTACGTGCAACAAAACCTGTACCAATAGCGTCCATACGTTCGTCACGAGGCCCTAAAGCTTTCATGCGTTCTTCTCTTTCGGTAGGTCCAGAAGTTTTTGCTTCAGAAGATAAGTCACCACGTTTGTTTAAAGCGTTAATAACTTCTTTCTTACTTCTGTTTGGATTCGCATCCATTGCTTTTTTAATAACTTCAAGTTGCCAATCTTCGTACTTTTCTTCTTCTTCGTCCTCTTCAACTGGTTCTTCTCCTGTTAAAGAAGCAAGCTCTTGTAGCCACCCTTTACGGTCACTCTCATAGTATTCTGTAGCGTATTGTAATGCAAGCTCATCGGTCCTATCTTCTTGTTTAAAGAAAGAGTTGACATGACGCCGCCCTTCTATCATATACTTAGAACTCATAGGCGCATCTAGTTTTAGCTCTAGTTTTTTAATTTTTTCTTTTGTATCCCTCTCTTCACGTTTTGCATCAAAAAATTCTGAAGTAGCTATTTGACTATTTATGGCGCTAAGTTGTCCTTTAAGCTCACGTTCTAATTGCTTTGCTCTTGTTCTCAATCCAGCAGTCCACTGCTTACCGTCCCAGCCTTTCTCAGATACTGCTTTATAAGCAGCTAAAGTAGTCTTTAAATTTTGACCTATTTCTTCAGGAAGATTATCAACCTGTTCTGAGTAGTAGTCCACACTAGGAGCCATTTTTCTTTCTATACTATTTTCTTCAAACTGAGCCATTGTTTCAGCACTTCTTAAAGAAGAATTAGCAAACTTTTGAGCTGCTTCTGCGTACTCACCAGCACCTTCAATAACACTGTTTAAAGCTTTTGTGTCTCCGCTTTGGACTGCTTCTAAAATAGCTCCTCTGTTTGTATCTAGCCACTGCTCCTCTTTTATCTTCTCTCCTTCTTGCTGAAACCTCCAAGTATTTAATTGGTACTGTTGAAACTGCTCCATAGCTTCGGGGTCTAGCTGCAACTCCTTTTGTTGCTGTTCCAAAGCTAATTTTTCAGTCCCAGTTAAATCTGAGTTTTGTAGAGCCATATTAATGTTTACAAGCTTTCTGGCTTTATTCCCTATTTCAAGCTTTTTTGCTCCGGGCATAAGCGAATCAAGATTTCGAAGTTCTTGTCTTATGGCTTTCTTTTGTTCCAAGGTTCCAGCAGCAGCAAGTTCTGCCATGAGTCCTGTCTTAGCAGCCTCTAAGCTTTCAACATTGCCTTGTTGAGCAGCCGTAATACCACCTGAACTTATGTCTGTAACTCGATCAAAACGCCCTAGTGCGTCTTGTTGTTCTCTAGCAGTAGCAGCAGCTTGTGAATACTCCTGTGCTTCTTTCTGGTAGCCAGCAGCCGCCAATTGTTGAGCAATAGAAGACAAAGCAGCAGGGTCCTTAGAAGCCATTGCTTGCTGCCCTTGCTGCATCAACTGGTTAAACTCTTGCTTCTTTTGCTTCTGCTTCATCTGCCCCGGAACACCACCAATAGCAGCACCCAAGCCAAACAAGCTTTCTGCCATTTGTGGCCTACCTAAGTTAGCCAAGAACTGCTGTGAAAATTTAGCCATTACGTGTTCTCCTTATGTGAACAAGCTGCTTAAAGAGCTTTTAGCTATTTCTGAGCCTAAACCACCAGCTAAACTAGCTTGACCTAGGTTTGCTTGCAGCAGTGCTTCAAGACCTGTAGTGTACGTTTCGCCGTATGCTCCTGCTTGCTCCGACAATGCTCGTCTCTGACGCTCTGCTGTGGTCATTCCGGGTTGCAACGCATTGAGCAACTGAGCTTGTGGCACGTAGCCAGCAGAGAGCATACCAGTGCCTAACTGGGATTGTCGTTGCTGCTCTTGTCCTGCAAACTGCATGGCGTTTAACATGGCTTGGTTCTGGGCTTCCGACTGAGCTTTAGCCATTGCTAGTTGCTCTGGAGTACCTCCAAACTGCGCTGTAGAGACTCCTAGCCTTCCCTGTGAGGCCATACGTTGCTCCAGAGCAAGCCTCTGACGCTCTTGTTCTGGAGTCATAGCAGTAAGCATACGGTTGTACACATCTTGCTCACGTTGCGCTATAGGTGTCCTTGCTTGCCCAAAGTACATCTCTGCGTCTTTCATGGCTTGCTGTTGGAAAGCCTGTTCTTCAGGAGAAGTAGCGAGGTTGTACGACATTTGACCCGTCTCTGGGTCCTGTGTCATGCCGAACTGACCACCAGTAGCAGAAGTAACAGTATACGGTTGAAACTCCAGCATACCTGAGAGCTTATCTGCTAAACCACCTTCTCCTGCAAACTCCGTGTACGCCTTTTCTCCTGTAGCACCTAGTTTATCGTAGGCGCTTTTTGCTAGTGTTAAGCCAGCAGCAGTGCCTCCTAATCCCAACCAATCTTCTAAGCCCATTAGTAAGTTCCTCCATTAATCGTCCCAGTTGCCAATGTCCCAGTAAAGGTCAGCGCGGGAATTGTGACAGTCCCTGTAAACGTGGGTCCAGCAGTGTTTGCTTTTGTGGCTATTGCCGTTGCAATGTTGTCGAACTCAGTTTCAAACTCAGTCCCCCTAACAATTTTATTAGCATCGCCAGCAGACAAAGTATCTTTGGCGGCAAAGTCAGTCAGTTTAGTATAATTACTCATATTGTTTTACCTACCAGTGCAAGTACGTTTATTTCTTGTAAAGAGAGTTCTTCTCCGTTAATGTCGGCTTCCATACCAATACTCAAAGTTCCGCCGCTTCCGTTAGTGTTAATGGCTTCTTTGGAAGTCAAAACACC